GATAACAGAATTTACTTTTTGGTACTTATTAATGTGTTGAGGTGTTTTAGATTCATTCATCATGCCTACTTCTTTCATATATGAACCTGGGTTTGAAGGAGTTGATACAAAGTCCCAACATAATAACTCAAAGTCATCTTGTACTTCCATCATTTCACCCATTTGTTTTAATGAACCCATTCCACGTGATGAAACACCTACTGGTATATTATTTTCAAATAATGCTTTTAATATATTACCTGATGGTGTAGGTAGTATTTCAATTACTCCCATCACTTGGTCTCCATCCCACCAAATTTTCTTAATATTATGAGAAACATTTTTTAAGTTAATAATAGAAGAATCTGGGTGGTCTAATTCACCTAAAGCACGATTTGCTTTAACACTCTCCATGTATTTATCTATCTCACGTTGCCATAGGTCTTTAGCGTAATAACGACCATTCCCGTTTTTAACTTCAGCTGTAGCTAAAATACCTTCAACTAAAGGATTACCTGTTGAGGATTTACCTTCAGTTAATTTAGCTGGTTTAGCAGTAAAGTATTGGGTTTCTATTAATACTTGTTTCATATTAGTCTATATCACCAGTTTTTAATTTCTTTTTAAATTCTTTATCTAAATCTAAAAGTGATTGGTCTATTTTTTTAATAGCACTAACTGGGGTATTTTTGTGAGTTTTGCTACCTAATTTAATGTCAACAAACTTGTCTCCATCACTATCAACACTAGTACCAATTACAGTCCAGACATCGCCATTAAATTCAACCTTTTCGTTTTTTTTGAACTCAGCATTCTCAGCTAATACTTCTTTAATTAAAAGATGAATTTGAGAGCGTAATACTGATTCTTTTAAATCACCATACCCTGATGACTTATGTTTGCCTTTAGGTTCTTTTGGTTCACCTAAACCAGGTGCTTCAGTTGTGTATCCTACTCCTTTAGTTCCGAATTGACCATTTTTAACATAATAGTTAATATCTTTAGCTAAATTTTTAGCTACAATTGCTCTTAATTCTTCGACATGTTTATCAGCATTTTTAGGATCCTTCATCTCAGTATAGTATCCTTGTAAAAATTCTTGGCCAAATATATTATCATAATTTTTCTCGTCTTTATAATCATAACCACGAGTAGCCATGTCTGTAACTTCTTTGGTAGTTTCTTTTTCTATTGCTTTAGCTTCTTTAGATTCATTTAAAGAACGAAAATTTCCTGCATCCTTAAGCCAGATATTATTATATACTTCATTAGGGGATTTACCTTCTTTATAATATCTTTTTATTTCTTCTTCATCTATCGCAATTTCATTATCATCAAGATTAGCATCTTTTTTAATAATATCTATTAATTCTTTTTTCCATGAATCATAATTCATAGAACCCATATTTTCATTAAAGATAGAATGCCAATCTTGCTTTTTACCTGTAGTAGCTACACCCCAAATATTTTCATTAATGATACTTCTATTTTTAAGAATTCTAACAGTATCATCAAATGTGTTAACAGGTGATAACATATCTGGGAATTGGCGTAAAGCTGTTTTTAGGAAATAATCTTTATTTCCTTTACCTTCTTTAATAAGGTTATATTGTTCTTGTAGTGTTTTCATTTTTAGTCTTTAAATAATTCAATTATATCATCTAACATAGAACTAGCTAAATCTGTTCCATAAATTGATCTCATTTGAGGGTTATCTCTATATGAGTTTATTGATTCATTTTTAGCTTTTCCTATTAAAGTAATGAGTTCTTTTAATTTACTAGCTAATATATTAAAATCTCCTAATTTACCAGCTATGTATTTTTTAGTTTCATCATCAGTCTGTAACGATGATAAATATGATTCAATATCAAAATGAGGATTTTCTTCTTCCCATAATTGTTTTACTTCAATACCTTTAGCTTTTTTATTAAGTGCTTTCTTATTAACTGGTTTGTAACCAAGTTTATAATAATAAATATGTTCAGCACCCTTAGCACCTTTTTTAGGATTAAAAGCAAATGGGGTAGCATAATTAACACCTGAACCAGCTGTAAATCCAGATCCAGTTCCAGTAGCACTTGTTTCTTTCAAGTGCTTTTTAACTATTTCTTTTATTTTATCTCTCAAACTCATTTTGCTGATTCAAGTTCTTCTAACAATTGATAATATTGAAGAAGATTTACTAAATGATCATCATTAACTTTATCTGTTTTACCTAATAAAGGTAAAATGTTCATAACTTCTTGAATCTTAATTTGGATAGCTTTGTCAGTTACTTTCTTATTTAATGTAACTAAAGCTTCTTTAATCTCATTTACTTTAATATTATAAAATTCCTTTAACTTAGGAGTACTATCAATACTATTAATAAATTCTTTTAATACTGATTTTTGGTTTTCGTTTAGATCAGCATACTTGTCATTAAATTTTTCAAGTAATACTCTATATGTTAGAACACGAATATCTTTATCTTGATTTTTAAACTCTTCTAAGATAGTTTCTTTAACTTCTTTTTTATTAATGGTAGTTTTAGTTAAATATTCTAAAAGAACAGTTTTATTTTCTATAATCTGGTCTGGGTTAGATAAATTTTCACTATTGTATACCTCTAATAATGTAAATAAAGCTGCTTGTGCTTTGTAATTGGGTAATTTAGTTCTAAAGAATTCCTCTAAATTATAATTAGCCTTAATCTCTTTAATTAAGTTGTATTTCTGTCTTTTAAGAGCAGATCTGTTCAAATGTTTTGAACTTTCAATTAAGGTTGACACAACCATATCCGCTTTAGCTTCACTAATATTTCCTACATGTTTAAAGAAACTTTCGTATATTTTGTATTCTTTACCTAATTCAGATTTACTAAAGTATTTCTTTAATATATTTGAAGCTGGAGAATCTTTGCCTGACAATGTGTCAGCTGTTATTTGCCTAACAAGTAATTCAAAGAGTATTCCCGGATTTTTGTACTTCGAGTGTTTAATATTCACTTTGGTATATTTTTATTTATAAATATATGAGGGGTTTTTATTCTCGTATTTGAGACTCATCTAATAACGAAGAATCGTCTTTCTTTAGTGATATCTTTTTGTCTAGTCCTTCAAATAATGGTTTATTTTTAAGCATATTTTCAAGAGCTAATGGTGATCCACCTTTAAAATTATTTTTTAATGATTTATCTTCACCAGTGTCATCACCTTTCTTTATACCTTTGTTACCTAATCTATCAGTACCAAATGCATTCTTTTGAGTTCCTATATTTGATGCTTTTTCTTCAGGACGACCTAATTTAAGATCTTCATCATATCCATCAGGTAGACTACCCATTCTACTAGCACCATATAATGTTGCTAAATCATGAGGTGTACCATAAGACTTACCTGATTCTAATGGGTCGTTGCCTTCGTTTTCAATTTGTTTCATTCTAAAGATACGCTTTTGATCCTCAGCGATTAAGTCTCTATATTCATCAAATTGATCCTCACTTAAATGGAATATATTATCATAAATCCAATCAGTAGGCAATATTTTAGTTTCAATAATATTACGAGCTAAATCTACTTTTTCCTTCATTAATGCTATTCTTTCTTGATCATAAATGATAGAAGGAGTAGTTAATGACAATTCAAAATTAGTTAATGCTTCATTTCTATATCCTTGAGTGTATAAGTGAACTAAAGCAATTTTATATAATTCTGATAGTATAATTCTTTGAATACGGTCAATTGTACGAGCAAAACGAATATCTTCAGCTGCTAATGTTGCTTTACCTGTTAAATCTTTCTCATACCCCATAAATGCTTTAGGTACTTTTAAAGCAGCAAATAATTTATCTCTTAAATAATTTACATCTTCAATAGCTGTATAATCCATTCCTTTAGTAGGTTCAATTTTAGTAGCATTATCATTGCCTCTAACCGGGATGTAAAAATCTTCTAATAAATTTTGTTGATTATACTTCATATTATATTCACCTGTTTGAGGATCAATAAATGGAGTTTTCTTCATTGTATTGATAGTCTTTTGCATGAAGTTTTCTACTTCATTAGGTGGAATTGAACCAACATTAATATAGAAAATACGTTTTTCTGGGGCGCGAACAATACGATGGATTAGCATAGCATCTTCCATCAAAATATATTGTTTATATAATTTACGAGCAGGCTCTAAATATGATCTACCATAAGGTAAATAGTTCACATCAGTAATTAATCTGAAGTGAGCCATTTCATAGTTATCAAAGTAAATATTTTTATCGTTTTTTCTAGATGATTGAGTTCCTTGACCTCCAATTCCATAATAACCTGATCCTCCAGCATATCCATCAGGTGAAAAAGCAAATCTTACTTCAGCTGGTTTTTTAGGATCATAATTTTCTTGTCTTTCAATATGATAAGCAGTGTATGGTATAACATTATATACACCAAATTTTTCAGCAATTTCTAATTTTAAGAAAAAATCACCATATTTACACATTTGGCGAATCCAAGACCATAAATTAAACTCAATATTTAATACATCATAGAATAAGTTGTATAAAATCTTTTGTGTGTCTTCATCACTACTTCTAATTTGAAGTACTTCACCCATATCATTTTTAAGTGTACATTCATCAGCAATAATATCTAAGGCAGAAGAGATAATTGCATCTGTATCCATAGCATCATAGTCTGAGTAGATTTGAGTGCGTAGATATTTCCAGTTAATGTTTAATTGAGCACCAAAAAGAGATGTGCTGTTACTTGAATAGATTCGATTATATCTATCTATAAGAGAATTTGTTTGATATTCTCCAGTCATTTGGATGCTATTAACATCCAATACTTTTAATTCATTTCCTCCAGCATTTCTGATTATTACATCAGTAGCGAATAGTCGCTGTAGCCTTGAAAATACACTAGTATCTGCCATTTTATATTAAATTATACCAATAAATATTACAGTAACCAGCTAATGTCCTCAGTTCCGTGACCGTAATTAATTTGGTATGGATTATTGTACACGTTTGGGGTATAAGCTCCTTGAGAATTAGGTCTGGTGTTTGATATATTTGATAACATTGCTCTAGCTAAATCAATACCTTGTGATTTATACTTAAGAGCTGTATCTCTTATATACATTGCTGTTCCAAAACTCATAACTAAGTCGTCATTATAACCTGATTGTGCTTCTGCTTTACCATTTTTCCACACAAACACTTTCATTTCTTCAACTAAACGTTTAGATTGTATGATGACACTTTTATCACCAATATATTCTCTAAACTTATTAATAACTAATGGTCTGGTTCTTAAGTTCATTGTAAAACCAGGCACTAGTTTTGATGGGTCATCTAATCTTTCTAGATAAGATTCAGCAGTTGTCGCTTCAGATTTAGGAGAATAATATAAATTTCTATATCCTCTTTCCTGGACTGCGTCTAATGTTGCCCATCCTATATTATTGTTTTCAATTACTAACAATGCTTCATTGTATTCTGTCGCTATTGCTACTAACAAATAACCAAATTCTTTAGGTGATAATTGTCCTTTATATTCACCTACTTGAGTATTAGTATCTATATCAATAATATGAAACGCAGAGAAGTCTTTACTATCTCCTCGAGCAACGTCAGCTACAACCATATAACTACGGGTGTAATCTGCTGGTTCCCATATCCATAAGTTACGATCAGCACCTCGTCTCTCCAAAGGATCTTTAATATAAGTTTGAGTAATAAATTCAAGATACTCAGGATAAAATACTACATCACCTGATGTGTTAAAGTCACAATCACATTCTTGAGCTGCTAATCTTGGGTCACCTAATAGTTCATCTTGTTTTTTTCTCCAACTTTCATCTCGTTCAGGATGAACATACCATGGTAATTTAATTGGTAAAAATTGGTTTTCACCTGCTTCTGCTCTAACCCACGTCTGATGGAACCAGTTACCAGTACCATATGGAGTAGATAACACAATTGCTCCTCCTCCAGTAGCTAAGGTTTGTTGAGCAGATGCCCATATCTCAGCAATACCATCAATAAATGCGGCCTCATCTATAATAAGAAGTGATACTGCTTCAGATCGCCCTGCATCGCCCGCCGCTGATACTGCTTTAACTTGAGACCCATTACTTAATCGTAATGTTAGTTTATTATTTTCTTCAGCTGTTATTTTCAACCATGAAGGTAAATTTTCAAACATGAATTTAACTTTCGTTACCATGTTTTTAGCTGTCTCTTGTTTAGTAGCTATACATAAGACGTTTTTGTCTTTATGGAATAACATTAACCATAATGAATAACCTGCTACTAATGTTGATATACCTAACTGTCTTGATTTAAGTATTATATCATATGGATTATCTTTCCATAAGTTAAGTACTTTATCCTGGAATGGGTATAAATTGAATAATACTCTACCACGTTGTGGGTGTTGGATATAGCAGTATTTACGCATGAAGTGCGCTGGGTTAGAGGCGCACTTCAGGTATTCTTCACGAATTATTTGTTTTATATCTTGACTCATAAAAACCCTTTATTGAAAAAATTATAGTTTTGCTTCTTTTTCTTTAAGAGCTTTTTCTAATTTTTTCTTTTTTTCTGTTAGGTCTTTTAATTTATCTAGTAAATCTTTTTTCTTATCACCTTCAGCTTTTTTATATTCTTCATTAGTAGCTTTAAAATCTTTAACTACTTTAGCTAAAGCGTCTGTAATTTTAGCTACACTAGCATTTTTCTTTAACTCAGATTTTGATGGTTCTTTTTCAGGTGCATCAAATTCATCTTCATCATCTTTAGCTTCAGGAACTATAGTGACATCAACTCCTTGACTTGTTAGTTTTTTAAGTTCAGGGGCTGATGCTTGAGGAGTTCCTTTTTTAACTTGAACTGATCCAGCTGTTTTATCAATGTCTACTTCACTTAAGATTTCAACTATAGTTTCTCTAATTAATTCTTCTAATTCAGTACGTTTCATTATGTTAGGTTTGTGTATAAATATTAAAAACCTAAATAAGATTTAATTTGTTTAATTCTTTCTTCAGTAGTACCTGATATTATTCCAAAGTTTTGTATATTGTTCAGATTCTCAGTAATAGTATTTTTAATAGATATATCAATCAACTTACGATAATTAGCATCTGTTTCTCTAACCCCATTATCTTCTATTTCAACTCCAACAGGTGAAACATAGAATATATAATCATATTCCCAGATAAATGGAGCAGCATAATTAGTAAATGCTATTTTATCTTCATCATAAATTGATTGAGCACATTTAGCAAATGCCATCACATCAATAACTGTTCTATCAGTTATAACATTTTCTCTCATTAATTCAGAACAACGTTCAGCTAAGAATATTGTTTGACCTTTTAATGTACTATCAGTATTTAATGGAATACCTAAATCACGTAAATACTTACTACGCTCAGTAGCAAAGAAATAATCTTTAAATTCAGGTAATTCTTTTAATGCATGTACGAGTGTACTTTTTCCAACACTCATTGTTCCTGTTAATCCTATTTTCATACTTATAATGTAATAAAAAAGACTTGCATTTGCAAGCCTAATTTGAAATGTTTATAAAAATTAGAATCGTTGCTTAGCAACACCACTTTTATACCATGGTAAGCCTACACCACTTTTTCTAGCTTTTTTCCAACTATCTTTAGTGTGTTCAAAACCATTAATAAAATATTCTACTTTTCCATCTGGGTGAATTACAGCTGGGCCTTCCCAATTGTGTAATTTACCATCTTTCATGTAACGTACTACTCCATCTGTTGATGTGTACTTTTTAACTTGTAATGTTGGATCAATTCCCATATGTTTTAATTTTATATTCTAAATATAACATCAAAACTCCACAAGGCCAAACAGAGGGTTATATATTTTCTAAATATTCTACAAAGTTTTTGTACACAACTCGATAAACAGGACGTGGATCTTTTTTAGCTTCGTTTAAGAGTGACAATATATTTTGATCAGATTCAACTAATAATGACTTAAATTCTGATAGTGCTACCTCAGCTATTAATACATTATCACCTTCATCACCATAGTCTTCTAAATCATTAAGATATAGTTGGATATACTCGTTTAATTTATTTTTGGAATACTTCATATATAATTTTCTTAAGTTTAGACACTACTTCTTTTAATTTCTTAATTTGGCTGTTTAACCACTGTAAACGTTCTCCCATTCTACGACCTTCCATTGGTTTTTCAATGTTAGCTTCGGGAATATACTTAGTTAACGGCTTCATATATTCACTTCCGGTAAGGAATATAAAATTGTCTTTATCCACATTTATACCATGAGATTTCATTTGCTTAACTGTTTCTTCACCCCATTTTTCCTTTTCATCTTTAGGCATTTCCTTAAGAGTTTTATCATAAGGTTCTAATTTTTTAGTTAAAGGAACTAAATGATGTTTAGCTGATAAGATAAACATTTTATCTGGTTTAAGTGACTTACCATACTCTAATGTCTTTTGGAACATTGGAGAAGGAGAATACAGCTCCTGTGCTGGAGCTGCATGTTTAGTCTTTGATTTGGTACAACTTAAAAGTACTACTTTAGCCATTAATATTGTTTACATATAAATATTAAGCGAGTACTATCTCTTTAATTACTTCTTTTTTAGATATGTAATTTAAATGATGAACTAAACAAGGTAACTGTTGTGGGAGTAATTCAGGACATACTTTAGCGAAATGACCTAATAATAATTCAAATGGTATATAACTATTTCTACCAAAATAAAGACCATACTTTTTAGCTTCTATTGCTTTTTTAACTAAATTATAGTTTTTATTAGCACTAGTTTTATGTAAGTCAGCAAACATATTATATAAAGCTATAATGTATGCTTTTGATGTTTCAAATTCACAGTTAGCTATGATTTCTTTAGCTACTTCCCAATTTTCTATATCAGTACTTTTTAACATTCCATATAAATTTTGGAATATTTCAAAATCAATAACTAATCCTTTATTAATATCTTCAT